GCTTTCAACCGAGCCAAAAGTTATAACGAATTCCTTAAAAAAGCTATGAAACAAACGGAACAAGATTACGGAGTTAAGTTAAACGCTACAGAATACATAGACGGTTATGATCAAGAGTTTTTAAAAATAGAACTTACACCAGAACTAAAAGAAGCTTTTAAAGTATTTAGGATGAACCATGGTGGAGAAGCTAGTTTAATGCAGTTAAAATATGACCTCTAATTTAAACGACTTACCCGAGTCGGTACTAAAAGAACACCTAGAACTAGCTGAAAGGTTAGATCAAATAGAAAAAGTAGAACGCTGTCAAAGTGGATTCATGCATTTTGTTAAAGACCAATGGCCATCGTTTATCGGCGGGGCTCACCACAAAAAGATGGCAGACGCCTTTGACCGTATAGCAACAGGCAAAATAAAAAGGCTTATAATCAATATGCCTCCGCGTCACACTAAAAGTGAGTTCGCCTCGCATTACTTCCCCGCATATTTAGTAGGTCGTAACCCAGCTTTAAAGATATTACAAGCAACCCACACGGCAGATTTAGCAGTTAAGTTTGGTCGTAAGATTAGGGATTTAATGTTAACCGAGGACTATGAAAAGATATTCCCCGACGTACTCATTAACCCAGACTCAAAAGCAGCAGGTAAGTGGGAAACTCAAATGAAGAGTAACCCTAAACTAAAAGGCGAGTATTATGCTGCTGGTGTTGGCGGAGCGTTAGCCGGTAGGGGAGCGGACTTATTTATAATTGATGACCCACATAGTGAACAAGACGCTATGAACCCAAAGTCCATGGAAGATACTTACGATTGGTATACCTCAGGTCCAAGACAGAGATTACAGCCAGGGGGTGCCATAGTTATAGTTATGACGCGTTGGAATATCAACGACCTTACGGGTAAATTATTAAGGGACGCAGCACGTGACCCTAAAGCTGACCAATGGGAAGTCATAGAACTACCAGCCATTTTACCAAGCGGTAAACCCTTGTGGCCAGAATACTGGAAGCTAGAAGAACTAGAAGGCGTAAAAGCCAGTTTACGTGGCGGTCCTAAATGGCACGCCCAGTACATGCAGAATCCAACCAGTGAAGAGGGTGCACTTATTAAACGTGAATGGTGGAAGCAATGGGAAAAAGAAAAACCACCTACATGCGATTATCTAATTCAAAGTTACGACACAGCCTTCTTAAAAAGTTCCTCGGCAGATTACTCAGCCATAACAACATGGGGAGTATTTTACCCAGAGGGAACTATAGGTACTGATTTCTACGACGGCAGATCAGCCCACATTATTCTACTTGACTGTATTAAAGGTAAGTACTCATTCCCTGAATTAAAAGGCGTAGCTTTAGAACAGTATCATGAGTGGAGCCCTGACGTAGTTATTATAGAAGGTAAAGCAAGTGGTATTCCGCTTACCCAGGAATTAAGAAACATAGGTATACCCGTACAAAACTTTACTCCTTCTAAAGGAAATGATAAGATAGCCAGAGTTAATGCTAGTACCCCACTATTTGAATCGGGTATGGTATGGGCACCAGATACTAAATGGGCTAACGAGGTTATAGAAGAGTGTGCGGTATTCCCCGCTGGGGACAACGACGATTTAGTCGACTCTACTACTCAAGCTATGTTAAGGTTTAGGCAAGGCGGGTTTGTTAAATTACCAAGTGATTGGGAGGATGAAGAACTATACTACAAGCGTAAAGTAAGTTATTATTAATTATGGCAATAGAAAAACCACCTTTAAACATGTCACAAGATAGTGGCATAGACATAGAAATCATGGACATGCTACAAGGTCAAGCCCCCGAAGAATCTATGGGCATGGAAGTACAGCTTCCTGAAGAAATGAATATACAGGGCGATATGACTTCAGCTTTTGAAATAGGTGCAGACGGCAACGTCATACCTATGTTTGAACAAGAAGAAGTAACCATCACAGATCATCAAGCCAATCTTGCGGAAACACTAGACTCCTCAGATTTATCCACACTAGCTAGTGAACTTTTAGAAGCGTACGATTCAGATAAAGAATCCCGACAGGACTGGCTTGATACCTTTACTAATGGTCTAGACTTACTAGGTATTAAAACAGAAGAAAGGGAAGATCCATTCCCAGGAGCTACAGGCGTACATCACCCATTATTGGCTGAAGCCGTAACCCAGTTCCAAGCACAATCATATAAAGAGTTACTACCTCCTGGTGGTCCAGTAAAAACTAGAATCATGGGAGCCGAAACTCCAGAAGTTACTGACCAAAACCAGCGTGTTAAAGAATTCATGAACTATCAAATCACTGAGGTCATGAAAGAGTATGACCCTGAGATGGACAGTTTATTATTCTATCTACCTTTAGCGGGTAGTGCATTTAAAAAGATTTATTACGATAACCTATTAGGTAGAGCTACCAGCCGTTTAGTTAAAGCTGAAAACTTAGTAGTAGCTTATGAAACTGTAGATTTAGAGACTAGCCCACGTTTTACTCATTCTATGACTATGACAGGCAATGATTTAAAGAAATTACAGATGAACGGAACATACCGTGAAGCTGATATAGGCGAAGCTAGTCTAGATATGGACTATAACGAAGCAAAAGAGAAGATGGATGAGCTACAAGGTATCTCCCCATCCATGACAGACTACGATGAATACTCAGTTTTAGAGATGCACGTCAATTTAGAGCTATCTGACGAAGAAGATTACGGTTACGCAGTCCCTTACGTCGTGACTATACTAGAAGAACAGAGCGAAATACTAGCTATACGTCGTAATTGGGAAGCAGAAGACGAATTATTCAGGAAAAAAGAGTATTTTACCCATTATAAGTTCCTACCAGGACTAGGTTTCTATGGTTTTGGTCTAATCCACATGATTGGAGGACTAACTAAGTCTGCTACATCAATTTTACGTCAATTAGTTGACGCTGGTACGCTAAGTAACCGACCAGCAGTGTTTAAAGCACGTGGAATGAGGATACAAGGCGAAGATGAGCCACTAAGACCTGGTGAATTTAGAGATGTTGACGTTCCAGGTGGTATTATCAGAGATGCACTGATGCCTTTACCGTATAAAGAGCCAAGTAACGTATTAAGTCAGTTATTAGGCACTATTATTGACTCTGGAAGGCGTTTTGCGTCAATTGCGGACATGAATGTAGGTGATATAGGCTCTCAACAGCTACCAGTAGGCACAACAGTCGCCATGTTAGAACGTGGTACTAAAGTAATGAGTGCTATACATAAACGCATGCATTATGCTCAAAAGAAAGAATTTAGGATGTTAGCTAACATATTTGCTAAGAGTTTACCCCCAGTTTACCCATATGAGGTCCCAGGGGCGAGTAGAGAGATAAAAGCGACTGATTTTGACGCTAAAATAGACATTATACCAGTTAGTGACCCTAATATCTTCAGTATGGCTCAAAGGGTAATGTTAGCCCAACAAGAGCTAGAAATGGCTAGAGCAGCACCTGAAATACACGATTTACGTGAAGCTTACCGTCGTATGTACGAAGCTTTAGAAGTTAAGAATATTGATGGTCTTTTACCTCCTCAAGCGGAAGTTCCAGCCCGTGACCCTATAACAGAGCAGCAATCTGCTTTAACTGGTCAGCCTATACAAGCTTACGTTTTTCAAAACCACGATGCGTATATTGCTAGTCATACAGCATTCTTACAGAATCCTATGGTACAACAGAATCAAAGTGCAACTATCGCAGTTCAAGCTAATATACAAGAGCATCAAGCTATGAAGTATAGACAACAGATTGAACAAGTACTAGGTCAACCGTTACCACAAATGGGTGAAGGTGAAATGCCTCCAGAAATAATGAATCAAATCGCAGCACAAGCAGCACAAGCTACTCAACAAGTAACTGGTCAAGAACAAGCTCTAATAGAAGCACAGCAAATACAAGCACAAGCAGCACAGACTCAACCTCTGGTAGAATTGAAACAAGCTGAGATACAACAGAAAGCACAAAGCGATCAAATGAAAGCTGAAGTAGACATGATGAAACAGCAGTCAACCGAAGCGATAGCCGAAATGAAAATAGCCCAACAAAGAGAAGATTCTCTTATAAAAGAAAAAGGTCTAATGCGTAAGGATTATCGTGATATACTAAAAGACGTCAGAGATTCTGATAATAAAACTAAAGGTGTGTAATGTTAAATAGAGCAAATTTTGAAGAGATGATGGGCGGTAACGCTAATCGTAGACGTATGAGAAACGGTGGGGAAGTTCCTAAAGGTTATCATAAAATGCCTGACGGTTCTATAATGAAAAATTCAAAGATGAAAAATATGAACAAGGGTGGAAGTTCAATGACTGACACTAAAAAACATTTAAGGAGACCATAATGAATAGAGGCATGCAGAAAATGAACCGTGGCGGTGAAAAGAAGAAGAAAATGACTGACGGAGGCAAAGCCAAAATGATGAATGGTGGAATGCCAGTTACTCAGATGATGGACAGTGGAATGCCCGTTGCTAAAATGATGGACGGTGGTAAAGCTAAAACAGGTATGGCTAGAGGTTGCGGAGCAGCAACACAAGGCAAAGGGTATAATAAATAATGGCTAAACCTCCAGGACTATACGCGAATATAGAAGCAAAACGTAAAAGAATAGCAGCAGGCTCAGGTGAAAAAATGAGAAAGGTTGGATCAAAAGGTGCACCAACAGCACAAAATTTTAAAGACGCTGCAAAAACTGCTAAGAAATCACACGGTGGAGAACTACACGGTGGTCAGAAAAAACTAGACAAAAACAAAGATGGTAAAATATCTGGGAAAGATTTTAAAATGATGCACAAAGGCGGTTCTGTGGTAGCGGGTAATGCTAACCGTAGAAGAGCTAATCATCATGGCTAGTCCAAGAAAAGGTAAAGCAAAGGTTAAGGTAACTAAATCTGGTAAAAAAGTTAGTTACGGGCAAGCAGGGAAAGCCAAAGGTGGTGGACCAAGAGTTAAACCAGGAACATCTAAAGGTGATTCTTATTGTGCGAGGAGTTTGGGTATAAAGAAAGGACTTTCTAAAAAGAAAAAGAATGATCCTAATACCCCTAACAATTTATCACGTAAGCGTTGGAAGTGTTCGGGTGCGAAGTCAAGGAAAAAATAATTGAATGTTAGATAAGTTACGTAAACAGATTATAGAAAGACAAGAGCAACTAAAAGATGCCCTTGCTGGTGGCGGTGTTCAAAATTTTGAAGGTTACCAAAAGATAGTAGGCGAAATTACAGGTCTGTCGTTTACTCTCTCACTACTAAAAGACCTGCACAAGGATAATGAAGAATAATGTCGAAAAAAATAGATGCCTTCGGTTCAGGCGGAGAACCAATACCCAACAAAGTAGAAAGATTCATTGCACCAGAGGAAAAAGCACCTAGTGTTACACCTGAAACTGTACATGAAGATGAAGAACTACAATCAAAACTTCCCAAACCAACGGGATACAGAATATTAATACTACCTTTTAGTCCGAAACAAAAG